TGGTCAGGAAAAACCCGCAACTGGCAACCCGCCGGACCCGTCTGGCTTAACCCCGAAACCGAAATCAGCGTCCCTGAAATCAGAGACGCCGCATGAAATCGGCGGACAACATGTTTGACAAACACCGGGGTGCTCATGGTCATTCCCCTCAGATCAGGTGCAAGCTGGCCAGCACCGCGCTGGCGGCAGCAAGCTGGGTGGTCGGCAGCTCAATCTTGAGATGCGAGATCACGTCCGAGGCTTCGGCGATGATCCCGTCTTCGCGCAGCGCGGCCTCTATGGCCTCGGCGACGGCGTTCGGATGCGAGCGGTCGAAGGGTGCGGGAAGCGCTGCGTGGTCTATGCGGATGGTTGTAATTGCGGTCATGATCTGGTCTCCGATCCGGGGTGATTTCCTGATCCCAGAATCGCTCCATCGCAGGGTGTAATCAACTCATTTCAAAGCAATATCATTGCTTTATGAAGGATACGGGGTTCGAGATGCAGGGCATGAGCGAGCGCCAATACGCGGCCCATGTCGGCCTGTCGCGGGGCGCGATCCAGAAGGCCAAGGAGACCGGGCGGCTGGTTCTGCATGCCGATGGCTCGATTGATGCAGCAGCCTCTGACCTGCACCGCGCCGCGATGACGGATCCGGCAAAGCAGCGTGGCAAAACATCTCCCGCCCTGCCACCCGCACCCAAGCTAAAGCCGGTCCCCGACACTGCGGTATCGGCGGTTGGTGACACCCTGCGCGAGAACGGTCTGGTGCCACCAGTCACAGGCGGCGGCACGACATTCCTGCAGGCCAAGACCGCCAACGAGGTGCTGAAGGCGCAGGAGCGCAAGCTGAAGCTGGCCAAACTAAAGGGTGAGCTGATCGACCGCGACCGCGCGGTGGGGCTGGTGTTCCGGCTGGCCCGTGAGGAGCGCGACGCATGGGTGACCTGGCCCGCGCGCGCAGCGGCGCTGATGGCGTCAGAATTGGGGGTGATGATTGCGGATCAGGGAAGTCTTGAGCCCGTCATGATGCAGAAGGTGCTGGAAGCCTATGTCCGTGCCCAACTCGACAGCCTCGCCGAGGTCCGCATCGACCTTCGTTGAGACAGAACCCTTCGATGGTTCTGATCAACTGCTGCGCAGCTGGGGCCGGGGCCTCCAACCCGATGCCGATCTGACGGTGTCGGAGTGGGCCGATGCGCACCGGATGCTGGGATCACGTGCCAGCGCTGAGCCAGGACGCTACCGCACGGCGCGTACGCCTTATATGCGCGAGATCATGGATGCGCTGTCGCCGAGTTCTGCCGTCCAGCGCATTGTGTTCATGAAGGCGGCACAGGTTGGTGCGACCGAAGCTGGGAACAACTGGATCGGCTTTGCGATCCACCATGCGCCGGGGCCAATGCTGGCGGTGCAGCCAACCGTGGAGCTCGCGAAACGCAATTCGCGCCAGCGGATCGATCCGCTGATCGAAGAAAGCGTGGCGCTGCGCGAACTGGTTAAACCAGCGCGCTCGCGGGATGCGGGCAACACCATGCTGTCCAAGGAATTCGCGGGCGGCATCCTGATCATGACCGGGGCAAACTCGGCGGTCGGGCTGCGCTCCACGCCAGCGCGCTACATTTTCCTAGATGAGGTCGACGCCTATCCGGCTTCGGCCGACGAGGAAGGTGATCCAGTCAGCTTAGCCGAGGCGCGGTCACTGACCTTCGCCCACCGGCGCAAGATCTTCCTGGTCTCGACACCGACAATCCGGGGGCTGAGCCGGATCGAACGGGAATATGAGGCCAGCGATCAGCGCCGGTTCTTCGTGCCATGCCCGCATTGCAGCCAGTTCCAATGGCTGAAGTTTGAGCGGCTGCGCTGGGAAAAGGGGCGACCCGAGGCGGCGGCATACCATTGCGAGGGCTGCGATCGCGCCATCGCGGAACATCACAAGACGGCACTGTTGGAAGCGGGCGAATGGCGGGCAACTGCTGTCGCCGCCGATCCCGGCACCGTCGGCTATCACCTGTCGGCGCTTTATTCGCCGATCGGCTGGCTCAGCTGGGAGCGGATCGTGCGGGCATGGGAGGCAGCGCAAGGCTCGGATGAAGCAATCCGGGCGTTCAAGAACACCATTCTTGGCGAAACATGGGTGGAAACAGGCGAAGCGCCGGATTGGTCGCGGCTCTATGATCGCCGTGAGGCGTGGAAGCCGGGCATTGTGCCTGCAGGCGGGCTGTTCCTGACCGCCGGGGCCGATGTGCAGAAAGACCGGATCGAGGTCGACGTCTGGGCCTGGGGCCGGGGCGGAACAAGCTGGCTGGTCGACCACATCGTGATCGAGGGTGGTCCGGACCATCAGGGCGCGTGGTCGGAGCTGACAAAGCTACTGGACCGGACGTGGATCCATCAAAACGGCGCGCAACTGCGGCTGGCCAAGCTCGCCATCGACACCGGCTATGAGGCTCCGGCCGTTTATGGCTGGTCGCGGCGGCAGGGCGTGGCGCAGGTCGCACCGGTTAAAGGCGTCGAGGGGTTCAACCGTTCCAGCCCGGTTTCGGGGCCGACCTATGTCGATGTGACCGACGCGGGCAAACGCCTACGCCGCGGCGCGCGGCTCTGGACGGTGGCTGTCTCCACCTTCAAGGCGGAAACCTATCGCCATCTCGGTCTGCCGCGCCCGACGAAGGAGGAACTGGCCGAGGGGGCAACGCATCCGCCCGGCACGGTGCATCTGCCCGACTGGGTAGAAAGCGAATGGCTGAAGCAGCTGGTGGCCGAGGAACTGGTCACCGTGCGCACCAAACGCGGCTTCGCCCGGCTCGAATGGCAAAAGCTGCGCGAACGCAACGAGGCACTGGATTGCCGGGTCTACGCCCGCGCCGCTGCCTGGATCATCGGGGCTGATCGATGGTCAGAGGCGCGTTGGGTCGATCTTGAGGCGCAGGTGGCCGGGGACACCAACGGTGACGGGTCACAAGACAAAGCCGCAGCAGGATCTATTCGTGCCGTGCGCAGTCCGGCGCGGCGGCGCTCGATGCCATCCAGTTACATGAGGTAAACATGCCGACAATCACTGACCTTAAAACCCGCCGTGAGGCACTGGAGGCACAGCGTTCCTCGGGCGTGGCACGGGTGAGTTACGACGGCAAGACCGTCGATTACCGCAGCATCGCCGAAATCGACCGAGCCATCGAGGTACTGGACCGCGAGATCGCAGCGGCCGAGGGGCGCAAGATTATCCGCCAAGTGCGTGTGATCACCAGCAAAGGGCTGTAACGCATGGGCTGGCTTGATGGCTTTCGCCGTCGGGAAACCGGCGGCCCAAAAGACGTGCGTGCGCGACTGGAAGGGGCAATGTCGCAGCGGCGCTTGCGGGGCTGGCAACCGCCCTTGGAGAATATCAACTCGCTGGTCGCCTCGGGCGGCCCGCGTCTTTTGGCGCGGTCGCGTGAGTTGGTGGTGACCAATGGCTATGCGGCAAATGCCTGTGAGGCCTTTGCGTCGAATTTGGTGGGCGACGGGATAAAGCCGTCGTCGCTGATTGAAGACCCGGCGCTGCGCGATCAGGTGCAACGGCTCTGGCTTGCCTGGACCGATGAGGCGGATGCTGACGGTCTGACCGACTTCTACGGGTTGCAAGCGATGGTGGCGCGCGAGATGTTCGTTGCAGGCGAATGCTTTGTGCGCCTGCGCCCGCGACGGTCCGAGGACGGCCTGCTGGTGCCGATCCAGCTGCAGCTATTGCAGTCTGAAATGCTTCCCTTCGAGAAGACTGAGACCGCAGCCAATGGCAACCCAATCCGTTGCGGGATTGAGTTTGACCTGATCGGACGGCGTGTGGCGTATCACTTCCGGCGCCGTCACCCCGGCGACAGCACAGACCAGACCCTGCCAGTGCCGCTGACGACCCGCGTTCCAGCCGAGGACGTACTGCACATCTACCGCCCCATTGATGCTGGCCAAATCCGGGGGTTGCCGCATATGGCGCCTGCCATGGTGCGGCTGTTTTTGCTCGACCAATATGATGACGCCGAACTGGACCGCAAGAAAACGGCTGCGATGTTCGCGGGCTTCATCACAAAGACAGCACCCGAAGAGCAGCTGATGGGCGAGATTGAGGCGACCGATGACAGCGGCGCTACGGTCAGTCTGGAGCCCGGCACGCTGCAGGTGCTGCTTCCGGGGGAGGACGTGAAGTTCTCCAGCCCCGCCGATGTTGGTGGCGGCTATGAGGCGTTTCAATACCGGACACTGCTATCGGTCTCAGCGTCGTTGGGCCTGCCGTATCACTTGGTAACCGGCGATGTGCGCCAAGCGAACTATTCCAGCCTGCGCGCTGAATTGGTCGAGTTCCGCCGAAGGGTCGAACAGCTGCAGCACGGTGTTGTCGCGCATCAGCTTTGTCGCAGGGTTTGGGCCCGCTGGTTAGAGACGGCGGTGCTGTCGGGCGCCTTGGACTTGCCAGACTATGCAGGCTCGCCTGCGCGGTACCGCGCGGTGAATTGGATCCCGCCACGCTGGGATTGGGTCGATCCGCTGAAAGACATCCAGGCGCAGGTGCTGGCGATGGAGGCAGGGATTGTCTCGCGCCGCAAGGTTGTCGAGGCCACGGGCTACGACGTCGAGGAAATAGACCGCGAGAACGCAGCCGACGCGGCGCGCGTGAAAGCACTGGGCCTTCAGTACCGCACCAGCCCTGGCGAGACGCAGGGCGCGCGGGCCACGCCCGCCACTCGTCCGGATCCGGGCAATGACAGCGGCAATGACCGGGACGATGGCGCAAAGGCGGCTGATCCCGCCACAGAACAGGAGTGACATCATGAAGAGCTGGTACACCATTCAGGCCCGGGTGACCGGCGTGGAAGTGCTGATCTATGACGAAATCGGAGCCTATGGCGTCTCAGCCAAGGGGTTTCTGGCGGAGCTGGGCGCGCTGCCGGATACCACACCGCTGGCCTTGCGGATCAACAGCCCGGGGGGGTCGGTGTTTGATGCAGTGGCGATCTACAACGCGCTAAAGCGTCATAATGGCGAGATCACTGTCTGGATCGACGGGATTGCGGCTTCGGCTGCCAGCTATATCGCAATGGCGGGTGACGAGATCGTCATGCCTGAGAATGCTTTCATGATGATCCACGATCCCTCCGGCATTGTCATGGGCACAGCCACTGAGATGCGAGAGATGGCCGACACGCTGGACAAGATCGCAGGCAGCATGACGCGGGGTTATGCCGCCAAATCCGGCAAGCCTGAGACGGAGATTGCGGTCCTGATGGCGGCAGAGACATGGTTCGATGCGCAGGACGCGGTAGATCTGGGGCTGGCCACGCGCATGGCAGAGCCAGTCCGTATTGCCGCCAGCTTCGACATCGGGCGTTTCCGCAACGCACCGCCAGTGCTTGTCGGGGCCGTAGAGGCTGGGGCGGGTGAAACTGTTGACAGTCACGATGGCATCCCGGTGACAGGTCCGCCCTTAGATGAGGTGGGAGCCACTGTCACGAAGCCCAATGGGAGTGCCGAAACTGCCGAGGCTGATCTTGAAGCAGGGCCAGACGTGGAACCCGCGCCCGATCCAGAAACCCTTGCGGCTGACAAGACTTTTGATCTGGGTCCAGAACCAGCTCCCCCCTCTGATGGACAGAGCACTGTTGGGGTTGCCAACACTGCTCCCGACGCCAGCGCCATCCGCGCAGAGGCCATCGCGCATGCGCGCGCTGTGATTGATCTCTGCCGCCTCGCCGGTCAGCCGCAAATGGCGGGGAGGTTTTTGGAAGCGGGCAGGGGCCTTGAGGACATTCGCGCAGCCCTTCTGGCCGCCAAGGCAGATACCGATCCTGATATCAGCAGCGCCCATGCCCAACCGGGCTTGGCTGGTTCCACCCACCCCTGGGGCGATGTGATCGCCCGCACCTTCAAGTTGAAAGGATAAACTTGCATGACCACGCTCACCGAAGGCCCACACCCGGGCGGCTTCCTCGTTTGGGAAGTGCTGCGCGATTATACCCGCGAAACCATCACAGTCGCCTCTGGCGCGGGCAAACTTGCCCCGGGCACAGTGCTCGGCAAAATCACCACGGGTGGTAAATATGCCGGTCTCGCACCTGCAGCTACAAATGGCAGCCAAAACGCGGCCGGCATTCTGTGGGCCGCTGTCGATGCCACGGATGCCGACAAGGCCAGCGTGGTGATCTTGCGCGGCCCTGCCATCGTGAACCGCGCTGAGATCATCCTGCCCGAGGCCGCCACTGAGGCGCAGATCACTGCTGCCATCACGGCATTGGCAGCCCTTGGCATCATTTTGCGCTGAGCGATCGGCGCAGACCCATCATCCCCAACTGAATAGGAGGTCGGCTCATGGCCACCATGGACATCTTTGAAGGCGACGCCTTCAGCATTATCGAGCTGACCCGCGCGCTCGAAAACATCCCCTTCAAACCTGCAATCTTGTCAGGGGCAAACCTGTTTGGCGCGCGCGGCGTGCGGGCGCGCACGATTATGATTGAGAGCCGCAATGGCACGCTGTCGTTGATCCCGTTCTCGGAGCGTGGCTCGGCTTACGAACAACAGGTCCCCGAACGGCGCGACATGCGGGCCTTTGTCTGCCGACAGTTTAAAAAGCAGGATGTGCTCTGGGCCTCAGAGATCCAAGGCATCCGTGACTTTGGCTCGGAAACCGCAACCCAACAGGTGCAGGCAGAGGTCGCGCGCAAGATGGGGCGGCTTAGGAACGACGCTGAGGCCACCTTCGAGTTCCACCTCTTCAACTGTATCCAAGGGGTGGTGAAAGACCCCAAGGACGGTGCGACGGTGATCAACTACTACACCGAGTTTGGCATCACGCCTGCGGTGGAAGTGGATTTTGACCTCGACAATGCCACCCCCGGCTCGGGGGCGCTGCGCAAACGCTGCCAAGCCATGATCGAAACTGTTGAGGACAGTCTCGGCGGGCTCGCCGCTGGACAGGTGCAACTTCGCGCCGAATGCGGTTCGGCCTTCTTTGCTGATCTTGTCGCCCACAAGGAAGTGCGCGAGACCTATCTGAATACGGCGGCTGCAGCTGATCTGCGGGGCCGCGTGGGTGAAGAGGTCAGCTTCGGAGGCATCACCTTCCGCCGGTATCGCGGTGGTTTGGGCTTTGGCGTGCCGACCGATAAGGCGTATTTCTATCCTGAAGGCGTCGAAGGGCTGTTCGAGATTTACTACGCCCCAGCCGATACGTTCGAGACGGTGAACACGGTGGGCTTGCCGCTTTAT